CTTCTACATATTCCGCTACATTAGGCTCAAAGTCCTTAGATCCAGAGACTGCCATGATACTTAAAACCTTTCATCCTAACCCCAAAGAGCGGTTTTTATGGCAACCCCCAGATGACCAAGAACAAGTACCCCTACCGTCCACAAGACCTTTTGTACACCGTCTATGGACTTCTGAAGATGAACAATATCGTTGTCCTTAATGGTATCAAGTTTCTGACCAAGAAGTTTGATGTCGCCACGAATCTCGGTGATGGCTAATTCGTTCTTTCGATCCAGATCCTCGGCCATGTCCTATACCATCAGTATTCTTTTATGCAGTAAAGGACCACGGAGTACGTGTCTCCACTGCTGTGGCCCACCGTCGTAAACTTTATGTCACCTGTCTTGCCACCAGCCGCTGCGACATTGGGAAGACCGCTGATATCCGAATAATCCAGAGTATCGGAATAGTCTGCTGGAAGTTGCGCAGCAATCACATTGGTCGTGGCGTTCCAGAGAATCTTGACGCCCATACCGACATTGGAGAAAACAATCTTCTGAAGACGCACTCCGGTACATGCGGCCCCTTCCGGTGAAGTGGAAAGAGCCGACACATCTACCTTGGTAACAGCCGATTCACCCGAATTATCGCTGGTATTGGTACAATAAATAACAGCCGTTCGAGGTCCATCGACAACCGACGTGGTAGTTACGGCATCTGCCATGACCTACTCCTTGATCTCTCCCGAAAGTACCATCATCTTGTACTTAGAGGTTCCGGGAGGAGGAAAGTTCTTCTTGGAAGAGATCCCGTAAGAGTACTTGGAATCCTTTTCCTTTTTAGAACTTTTATCAACCCACGCCTCATTCTCGGGAGTGTTTGGATCATCCCCAATAAACGCACCACTCTTGGTACGTGCTCTTGTCTTAGCCATGACGCCCGATCCTTTACGGTTGGATATTGAACTGGGTCATGCCATTGGTAATGCGCTGAGCAGCAACGTTAATGTAATCACACCAAGCTGCATCTGCAGTTGTCGTCCCCGATATGGCACAGAACCAAGGGGTAAGTGCAGAAGTGGGAATGTTCGCAGTTGTCGTAGTCACAAGAACACGATCAACATAAAACGCGACCTGTCCCGTTCCTTTGATGACAAAACCAAGTGTACGGACATTGGTAATGTTGGAGCTTGATTCTGCGCCATCCGCAAAATCAACGCCTGTGTCCGTCTTGGTTTCGGTTCCACCACTGTCGCAGTTGGCATAAATATCGGCAGCACCCTCCACGAGAAGGAAGCCGATCTGATTATTCGCGGTGAACGGAACGCCTGTTGCAAAAGTGCCGTTCTCGGCAAGGCCGACAAACATATCCATGTCATCAGCATCGGCCACAGCCACTCGCGTTTCAAAGAAGATGTTCTTGCTGGCTTCCGCCATGAAGATCTCGTTGCCCTGAATTGCGCCACCGGAATTATCGGTCGAACCATCACCTGTGGATTTGGCCCAGCCGCCGACGTGATCAGCAAGAAGCGTCAAGGTTCCACTGTTAAGGACCGACTTTGTCCAGTCATCGGTATCATCGATATCGATGCCCGTGAAGTCATCAGATTTGAAGATGTAATCCGGGTTAATCTGCATGGGAAGGTTGCCAAACCAGGATCCCAGATAGCTGGAATCACTGCCGTGACCACTGTACATAACAGGACCGGAGAAACGTGTCGTACCCATGGTACGCCTCCTTACAAAGGTTTCACCCTAGAGTCTTGTAAGCGTCTGCTGGGCCAGTCGCTAGGGCTATGTATTCCCAGAGAAGAGCGGGAGGAAGTTTCCTTCCTCCCGGTAGCTCTGATAGAGGTTACGCGCCCGGTGATCCGAAGATACCGCGAGGATCCGACCAGCCAAACGCATAGCGTTCACGGGCCTTGTACCTCACATTCCCGGTATCAAAATCGCCTTCCATGGAAGTTCGAACGGCTGTTCTATTGAAGCCCTTCAATCCATTCGGCGCATCCGTGATGATGAACCACGCATCCGTATCCGTCAGGAAGTGGTTAACGGCATAGCCTTCCGGAATCATACCCATGTTCCGAACGGCATTGATGTCGTTATCCGCTGTTCCCGGACGAAGTGTGCTTTCCAGAAGCCTGTCAGCAGTAAACTGAAGTTCCTTGGGAATGATCAGCTTGCTGCCATTGACAGCTACTTTCAAGCCACGCTCATCAACGAAGCCTGCGATATCAATAAGAGCCTGCTCAAGGCTGGTCTCATTGAGATCCGCTGCTGTTGAAAGCTCGTTACGGAAGGTGTTGCCGTTTGCAAGAGTATGAGCCGTCGAACATAGCTCAAGCCCATCACCTCCGGTGTACGTGCTGTCGAAAGCATTGTTAAGAACCGCAGCGGCCTTAACCTGCTTCGTCTGGCTCATGCTACGTGCAAGGGCCTTTGTGTACCGACTGGCAAGCCGGTCATAAAGGTTGTCCTCAATAGCCTCTTCGGTGATGGAGAAAGCCAACGCGATTGTCTCCATCGTGTAGCGAGCCGTGTACACCTCTTGGGCATCGTCAAACGATACCGCCGAGCCTTCAGACTTGGTGGGTGCGCTTCCGAAACCTGACAGCATGACCTCTTCTTCAAAGGCACGATCTGAACTCTCCATGGAGAAGATGTCCTCGTGCTCACGGTCATAACGATCATACTCAAGTCCGAACAACGCGTTTAGGCCGGGTTCCAACTCTTTGACGAGTTGTGCTCTGCTAATAGCCATTTCTCAGCCCTCCTATACGCCAGCGGTGTCGGTTGTGCCAGCTACAATAGCACCATTGGAGCTATTGAAGTGGTTATTCAACCGAACCAAAGCAGGAATACCAGCAGCAGAGAAATCTTCATTCATGGCATCTTCTTCCCAACCAAGAATACGCAAATTCAACGTCTTGGTAGTGGCTATGGTACTGATAGCCAAAGCAGCCGAAGATTGACCCGTTGTCGTGCTACCACTCGTTCCACTAGAGAAGTTCGCGTTAGCAAAAACAGCGGCTCGTGCCGTTGCCTTACTGGTCCATGTGGCGTCCGTTGCAATCACAAAGATCTGCATCGGATCATCCGCAACAAAAGCCCTTACAGGATGGTTGCTGTCCGCTCCCGATCCAGGCCAATGCATACTCCACGTGGGTTTCCCCGTGGTGCTTGAGACATACCTGCAACCTTGAAAAGAGCCTAGTACTCCAACAGTGCCGCCTGCCGCCGCACCCACGACGTCGATATATCCCGTCGAAAGCGGAATAACCGGGGTGCCTTGATAAATGACATTGCTGTTGCCACTGGCAATTTCGTAGAAGGTATAGCCTGAAACACCTGTGGAGTTGGAGTTTTGACCCATCTTCCCGACAGGTCGAAGCCCCCAGGCTCCATTGGTATTCGCCATATCCTATGCTCCTTAAAAGCAAACGAGTTTCTAACAATAAGCCCTATGTTTGTTTAGGGCCTCCAAATGTGACACGCGACTGGCGCTCCGGTTTCTGAATCGCCATCGAATGATGCTGAGTCTCCTTCAAAAGATCGTTATCGACTGCATCCATTGCATCAGACTTCATCTGATTGAAGTAGTCGCTCCGTTCTTCCACAATCTCTTTTGGAATCCGAGCCAGCAACAAGCCTCCTACACCAAAGACACCCTCGTACTTTCCACCGTCGATAGTCGGCGCTTCAAAATCGGGGTACTCCTCCTTCCGAACCAGTTCCCATCCTTCTCTTATACGGGCGGAAACATTCTTCCGGTCGTCAAAGCCCCTAACCTCGGAACGTATCCAACGATGGACAAATCCTTCAGGGGGTGTAGGTGCGTCTAATAAAGACGGGGGTGCCCAAGGTTTCCGACGCGGTTTTGCGCTACGGACCTCGGACGTGCGGGGAGTTCGATCAACGGTTTCACTTTCCACTTATCGTCTCCTACCGTTTGTGTTTCGCGTACTCATCCAGAGGAACTCCAAGCTTATTTGCTATGGCAACCTCGCTTGGAGATAATCTTACTGTTTTGCGCCCAGAGTTGCTGGAGCGAGTGGCAGAGGCGACCGACTGTTGTGGTCGGCGTCCTTCTGATACGGAAACGGTGGCCCCGCCACTAAACTTGTGCGGGAACGCTTCCCGTATTCTTTTGTCAAGTTCATCGTAATATGCAGGGGACTCTGTGTCAAACCCCTCATCCTCGACAAGATTCTTGTGAATCCCAAATGCAGCAAAGGTCATCGCATCGTCATCACCGAACCATTCGTTCTTTGAGGCCCAATCTTCCGCTTTCGGATCCGCCCTTGCAGGAACCTGCTGTCTTGGAGGTTGCTGCATGGCTCGCTGTTGCGCAACCTGTTGTTGCGCTGCAGCTTGTTGTTGCCATTGCGCCTGTTGTTGCTTTGCCGCCTTGACGCGCTCTTCCTCAATGGCAAGTTGCGCAAGTTTTTTCTGGGCCTCTACCTGCGCTGCCGTATCATTAGTCGCTATTGCAGTTTCAAGATCCTTCTCCAAGGATTCCGACTGCGTTGCAATACGGTCACCGTACTCGCTGACGTAACCCTGATCCAAATCCTGAACGCGACCTTTTAATTGTGCATTCTCGGCCTGAATATTTCGTGCATAATTAATGGCAGATTCCGTCTGCCTTTCAGCCTCTCGTGCCTTCTTGGTCAGCGAGTCAATGCGGCGCTGCACTTTCTTGCTGTAGGACTGATGCTCTGAATCATCTGAATCAAGAACCTCTTCGGCAGGTTCCGCAGCCAATGGATCAATTTCTACAGAAACATCTCCACCTTCAGAAGGAAGATCTACAAGTAGTTCGTCTTGTTCAGGCTCTGGCATGGTTTCTCTCCATGTTAGAAATGCAGGATGTCTTCAGGGTCCTGTATAACGGCTATAACCTCATCGTCGTTCAAGATACGAACCTCGCCACCGTCTATCTTGAAACGAGCGCCCGCATATCTTCCAAAAATCACCCAATCCTTCTCTTTGCACCAAGGTCCCTCGGGAAACTTTTCGGTATCTTTGTAGGCTAGGGGACCGGTCTTTAGAACATAACCACAAACAGTTGCGACAGATTCCCTGTCGATAACAGCATCCGGTAAAAGGACACCGCCCTCTGTTTTTCCACGACCTCTATAGGGCAGAATCAACAAACGCCATCCTGTGGGACGAGGAAGGCGTTCAAAAGAGCTTTCTTCTATTTTGGTTGGATCGAGAACCCGGTCCTCTATTTCGACATATGCTTTATCAAAAGATACAGGACTGTCACCGTTAAGGACTTCGGACTTCTCCATCATCAATCTGCCTTTTCCAAGATTTCTCTTAACTCCTGTCCTATATAGTCCAAAGATTCAATGTTGCCAACCAATTGCTTGTATTCTTCTATGTCTTTTATAGTCCCTCCGACTAACATCTCGGAAATACGCTCTCGCCGTTCTCGAATGGACTTGAGAAGATGCTCCGCAAGGAGAATTCCATCCATTTATTTTCCTTTTGCCATGTAGGCGGTCATTCCCATATACGCTCCAACGACGCCCGCCTGTCCTATATAAAACAAGCCGAACAAATCCGAAAGAGCCTTTATGCGGCCATCTGGGAAAATAGGCAGAAAAACCGCTGCTGTAAATACGATCATGGAGATCATGGAGACCCACGCCATCCGTCGCTGGGCATCGGACTTCTCATGCCGCTCTATGGCCTCTGCCACAGCAAGTTCTGTATCCGACACAACGCCGTCGCCATCAATATCCAACTCGTTGAATTGACTATCTTCTTGTAACTTCTTCTGGGCCATTGTCCTGTCCTAAAAAAAGAATTTTCATGTCAGTAAGAGGTGGTAAAACATGCCGCCAATTTTTTCCTGCTCCAATTGGACACGTAAGACCTTCAGGCGTCGTAAAAGCAAGCGTAAAGGTAGCGCCCCGTGGAGAGGCAAATACCGCTATGACCCGCTTGTCGCTCAAGATGCCAAAACCGGCCAACGTCTCCTGAAACTCTCTGGCGACCTGTGCAACAAAATCGGTGTGCTTCATGCAAAACGTCTGTCCCTTCACGGTCATCGGCCATGTGATCAGAATTATCGCTAGAAGGAGCCAGAAGGAGGAATGAAACATCTACTTCATCTTTGACAGGGGGTTTTCGAGAGCCTTGCGTATCTTGTCGCTTGTTGTCTTTTCGAGATCCCCCATCTGCTTTTTTATGCGTCCTTCAAGAGAAGTCATGTCGTTTCGGATTTGTTCCCGTCTCGTATCAAACCGGTCCTCTGCCTTGGTCACCATACCCCGTACCTTGTTCTCGTTCTGATCCAGAGTAGTTCTGACGGCATCTGCTGTATCTTTTGTGCGCCGTTCCGCTGCATCGACGCTCTTCTCCAGACGAGCAACATCCTTCTTGAGGTCGTTCTTTATATCACGTGTATAGTCAGTTGCCTTTGTAACCGAGTCTTCAACTGACACCATCTTCTCTTTGAAGACATCAAGGCGCTTGTCAAAACCACTGAGGTCCGGAGCGACGTACTTCTGGATCTGCTCCTTCATGTCCATGTAGTCTTTATAAAATTCGAACCCGGCCCAAAGGCCACCACCAATTGTTCCCAGCAACGGCAGGATAACCAGGAGCTTTCCTCCTGACAGCCTTATTCCCTGATATTCGACCTCTGCCACGGCTTACCCCTAAAGCTTGGGCCGCGATTCAACTATTCGCCTGTTCTCCAGATGAGCCTTCTCGATCTCCTCCTTGGACTGTCCGAAATACGGCACTCCGTTATTT